TATTAATTATTGATGATCCTCATACTGAACAAGATGCACATAATAAACAATCCTTTCCTAGAACATATGATTGGTATTTAAGTGGGCCCCGACAGCGTTTGCAACCTGGCGGATCAATTGTTTTAGTTATGACAAGATGGGCCACTAATGATTTAACAGGTCTCCTAACAAAAGCTGAAGAGGAACCAAAAGCAGACAAATGGGCTAAGATATCTTTTCCCGCATTGCTGGAGGATGGAGAACCTTTGTGGCCTGAGTATTGGAGTAAAGAAGATTTAGAAAGAACTAAAGCATCTATTTCAATAAGAGGTTGGTCAGCTCAATATCAACAAAACCCAACTTCAGAAGAAGGTGCATTAATTAAACGAGAATGGTGGAGACCTTGGGAAGGTAAAATACCAGAATTAGAATATGTTATTCAAAGTTATGATACAGCATTTTCAAAAAAAGAAACCGCTGATTATTCTGCTATTACAACCTGGGGAGTATTTAGACCTTATGAAGGTTATGAGAAAGCTCTAATTTTGTTAGACGCAGAAAAAGGTAAATGGGATTTTCCAGAATTAAAAACTACTGCTTTTGAATTATATAAATATTGGGAGCCCGATATGTGTATTATTGAAGCTAAAGCATCAGGACAACCTTTATTACAGGAATTTAGAAGAGCTGGTATTCCTGCAATAGATTATTCTCCTAATAAAGGTAGAGATAAATACACTAGAGTAAATACCTGTGCTGTAGTTTTTGAAGCAGGGTCAATATTTTATCCAGAAGGTGAAAAATTTGCTGAAGAAGTAATTGAAGAATGTGCAGCTTTTCCTCATGGAGAATATGACGATTATGTTGACAGTACGACACAGGCAGTGTTAAGATACCGACAAGGCGGATTTTTAACACTTGGTTCAGACTATCAAGAGGAAGATAGACCACCTAAAGAATATACATATTATGGATAAGGAGAAATTTTATGGCTGCTAAAAAAGGTTCTGTTGAAGCATTTAAACAAGCTGAAGCTGAAAGACAACAAAGATTAAAAACAAAAAACAAAAGTGGAAATAAACTTCCAGAAAGAATTCAAAAATCAAGAGACGAATTTAATGCAAAAGTAAAAAAAATTAATGAATCAAGAGTAGATCAAGGTTCAGTAGCAAGATTTAAAAAAGCCGAAGAAGAAAGAAAAGCTAGAGTTGCAAGTTTTAAATCAAAACAAAAACCAATTGATCCTGTAAAAAGAAAAGAAGCAAGATCTGGAAATTCAAACACAGCAGTTAAAACAGCAGCAACAGTTGGAGCAGCATCTGCTTCAGGTGATGCAATGGCTAAACCAAAAGCAGTTTCAACTACAGATAAAGGAATTGCAGCAGCAAGTTCATTTGCTGATGCATTTAAAGCAGCTAGAGCAAAAGGCGAAGGAACAAAATTTGCATATAATGACAAAATGTATGCAGCGGTTACTAAAGATGATGTATCTAGAGCAGGTAAAACTGATTTGAAAGATTATTTAAATTCTTTAAGTAGAAAAGATAATACACAAATTGCAAAAGCTCCTGGACAAATGTCAGACACATTTAAAAAAGGAGGCTCAGTAATGGCTCGAGGTTGTAAATTAGGAAGAACAAAACCAACTAAGATGTATTAATCAATGCCAAGTCATTTGGCTTTAAAGGGGTAAAATGAGTTCTGAAATATTCGAGGAAGATGAAACTTTAAAAGTAGAAGACGAAGTTGAATCTCCTACAGAAAAACCTTTTCGAATCGAAGGGGACGAAGTAGAAGAAGAAGTTGAATTAGAAGAAGAAAACTTTTACGCAAATTTAGCAGAAGAGTTATCTTCAAATGTTTTAAGTAAAATTTCATCACAGCTAAGAGCTGAATTTCAAAGAGACAAAGATTCAAGAAAAGATTGGGAAGATGGTTATACAAGTGGTCTTGATCTTTTAGGATTTAAATACACACAACCTGCTAAACCTTTTAGAGGAGCGTCAGGCGTGACTCATCCACTTTTATCCGAGGCGATTACTCAATTCCAAGCACAAGCGTATAAAGAATTACTTCCATCATCTGGCCCTGTCAAAGCAGCGATTGTCGGTGTTCAAAATGAACAAACCGAGGAACAAGCTTCACGGGTCAAGGAATTTATGAATTTTCAAATTACTGAAAAGATGGAAGAGTACACTCCAGAAATGGATCAATTATTATTTTATCTCCCTCTTGCAGGATCGGCTTTCAAAAAGGTTTACTACGATGAACTTATGGAAAGACCTGTTGCAAAGTTTGTTCCTGCTGAAGACATTGTAGTTCCTTATTATGCATCAAGTTTATATGATTGTGAAAGAATCACTCATGTTCTTCGTATGTCTGAAAATGATTTATACAAGAAAATGGAATCTGGATTTTATAGAGATGTAGATATTAAACCTTCAACTACAAATCAAACATCTATTCAAAAGAAGTATGATGAGTTAGAAGGTAAATCACCTAATCAACAAGCTTACAATTATCAAATATTAGAAATGCATGTTGATTTAAATTTAGAGAAATTTGAAAAAGACACAAAAGAGAAAAAAATAAAAGTTCCTTACATTGTTACCATAGATGAAGGCTCAGGTGAAATTTTAAGCATATACAGAAATTATGAACCAGGTGATAAAATGGTTAAAAGAAAAGAGTATTTTGTACACTACAAGTTTTTACCAGGTCTAGGCTTTTACGGATTTGGTTTAGTTCATATGATTGGTGGTTTAACAAGAACTGCTACACAAGCTTTAAGACAATTATTAGATGCAGGTACTTTAGCTAACTTACCTGCTGGTTTTAAATCAAGAGGAATAAGAATTAGAGATGATGATCAACCTTTCCAACCAGGTGAGTTTAGAGATGTAGATGCTCCTGGTGGAAACATTAGAGATCAATTTCAAATATTACCTTTTAAAGAACCAAGTCAGACTTTATACAGTTTATTAGGTTTTGTTGTAAATGCAGGTCAACGTTTTGCAAATATTGCTGATATGGCAGTAGGAGAAGATTCGCAAAACAGAGCTGTAGGAACAACCCTTGCTCTCTTAGAAAGAGGTTCACGAGTAATGAGTGCAATTCATAAAAGATGTTATTACTCTATGAGACAAGAGTTCAGAATGCTCCATAAAATTTTTGCTACGTATTTACCCCCTTTTTACCCGTATCAGGTTTATGGAGCAGACCAAATGATTAAAGCATCAGACTTTGATGAAAGAGTTGATGTATTACCTATAGCAGATCCAAACACATTCTCTGTTGCACAAAGAGTTACATTAGCAAATGAACAATTAAAAATTGCTATAAGTGCTCCACAATTACACGACACAAGAGAAGCTTACCGAAGAGTCTATGAAGCTTTAGGAACACAAGCGATTGATAGTTTATTAAAACCAGTTGAAGAGCCGTTGCCAAAAGATCCTGCAATTGAAAATATGGATGCTATGAATTTAAAAGAATTAAAACCATTTGCAACACAAGATCATGAATCACACATTGAAGCTCATGCTATTTTTATGAAATCTAGAATGGTACAAATAAATCCACAAGTGTATGCAACTTTACAAGCTCATATTTCTGAACATATTTCTTTAAAAGCAAATCAAGAAGTTGTTGAAGCAATGTCACAAGATCCACAATTAGTTATGTTATCAGAACAAGACCCTGAAGCGTGGACAGTTGAATTTAATGCAATGGCTGCGAAACGAATCGTTGAATTAACCACATCTATAATTAATGCAGAGTCTGGCGGTCAGCAACAAGATCCTTTAGTTGCATTAAAGAATAGAGAACTTGATTTAAAAGCTATGGATCTACAACGTAAGACAGGTGAATTTGAAACAGAAGAGCAAAGAAAACAAAACGAATTAATGATTGATACTTCAATCGAACAAGCAAGATTAGATCAAGCAGCTCAAGGCCAAAGAGAACGAATTAGAGTAGCTGAAGAGAAATTAGATCTTGCAAGAATAAAGGAAATTAATAGTAGAAGAAATGTTTAAGTGGATTAAAAAATTATTTAGTTCAAAAAAACCAAAAGAAGAAATGGATCTTTCTAAATTAACTAAAGGTGATTTGTATAAATTACTTAAAGCAGGAAAAATTTCTGCAGATAAAATCAAACCATAGGAGAAAATATGCCATTAAATGAAAAAGGTAAAAAAATAATGAAAGCAATGAAGAAAGAATATGGTAAAGATGCAAAAAAAGTTTTTTATGCATCTAAAAATAAAGGCAAAATTAAAAATGTCGAAAAAAAATCAAAAAAGAAAAAATAATTTAGGTAAAAGTTATGGCCCACCCCCGTTACAAGGCCCCAACCCGCAAGTCCCGCCCGTTAAATTACGGGAAGGAGGATGTCCACACCGTGAGCGAGGAGTCAAATCCGACATTAAAGGAATCTCA